AATAAGAACACATTCGCACTCACTCCTATTGAAGACTGGATCATTGTAAAGATGATTGATGTACCAACGAAGGAAGATGTTATCAGATCAAAACTTGGTATAGTAGGTGCTGACGGTACTCCACCTAAGAACATTATGGAACTGGAAAGAAAGAAAGCACAGGATATAGTAACCTATGAAGATGCTAAGAACGTACTGCTTGATAAGTATGATAGTAAACATCCATGGCAGGGTGTAGTGATGGCTATGGGACCAGGTAGGATGATAAGTAAAACAGAACGTATAGGTATGCCAGATCTTGTACCCGGAAATAGGGTGTATATGCGTGGTAGGGTAGGAGAACCTGTAGTGGTAAATAAAGAGTTATACTTCATGATAAAACCACATGAGATTTATGGTGTGGTTAAGAATACAGAATAGTATCTAATTTGATTAATATATTAATAGAATTATATGTTATAGAATATATTAATTTGTTTTTATAAAATTTTATTCATATAATTGTATGGTCAAATAAAATTTGCCATGAAAGTATTTGGACCATCAGTATAGAAAGCCGGATAGTGAAAATTATCTGGCTTTTTTATTTATCTAATTTGATTCATATATTAATTGTTTTAGATATATAATTTGAAATGGATAGTGTCAGTACAGAACAATTTGTGATTACTACTACCAAGAAGAAATTCTTTCACGAATATCTTATTATTAAAAGACCTGTAATAAACATCATTCTTAATAAATTAAATAGGAATGATTTACATCCTAAGAATTATATTTTAAGTGATAAATTATTGCAGATATTAGCTGAGTTACTTTATTTAGCTGATATCTATTCTGAGATGCCAGAAGAAGCAAGATGGAAACTTGTATTTAGCCGTAAGTCGAAGATGATTATAGTGAAACAACTTAACATGAAAGAACATTATTTAAATAATTATCTTTCAACTCTTAGAAAATTACAGGTGATTAAGAATGGTAAAATCAATAAGTTGTTTTTAATATCAGGTATAAGTAGAGAATTAATATATAGATTTGTATTTAACGGAGAAGAACATGAACAGCAAGTGGATGAAAAGAACAATTCATGAGATCGCATTGCTAAACAATTTCCGGGATTCAACAGTTGATATGATAGTTACAAGTCAGTTCGAGGCAGTAAGAAATGTGATGAGGGATGCAGATCCGGAAACAGGTAAGATGCCAGATATACATATGTTAAAATTTGCTACCTTTCATGTTAAACCAGGAAGACTTAAGTTTCTAAAAGGCAAGAAATACTATCAGGAAGAACGAAGAAGAAGACAAGAGGAGAAGTATAAACTAACTCAACAACAATGTTCATCTATAAAGACGGAGAAGTTACCATAGAACCTAAGATGCTTTTCATTCCTGAGTTTAAGAAGATCTGGGAAAGGGATACATCGAAGAAGAAAGAGAAGGCAAAGAAAGAGTTTGCCTTTATCTATTTCATGGCAGATTTTAAGAGTGAATATAATTCTTATGGATTGGAGAAGGAGGATAATATCGCCAAGGATATCATGGGAAACAATAAATATAAGGCAGATGAATTAATCCTTGAAGCTATAGAAAAATATGAAAAATTGCAGGAAACATATTCTATGCGATATTTGAAGAGTGTAAGACAGACTATTGATTCATTAATTAAGTATTACGAAGATATATCATATAGTAAAAGTGATAAGACTTTCTCTCCTGAAAAGGTAATCAAAGCATCAACTGAGATCGAGAAGATCATTATCACACTTGAGAAGTGGGAACGCAAAGTCCAGACTGAAGAGGTCGAAATGACCATCCGTGGAGGTGGCAAAGTAGGAATGTTTGAAGACGAGGACAAGGCGACATGGATTCACCCGAAAAAACAATAGGTTTATTTAAGACTATTAAACACTACAATACTGACGAATGGGGACAATCTGCACTCCATTTTAAAGAATTTAGTAAGTATACTAATTATCCCCCCAATAGTCATCCTGCCAGTAGATATTTTAAATTCTGGGAAGAAGAAGCACGTAGATGTGTTTATGGTTTTGATATAGGTCGAGATCGTATTCCTGGTTATTTTTATTTCTATCTTAATTATACTCCAATTGAAATTGTTGTAAGTGAAAAAGAAATTGATTTTAATATTGACGGCAACCTATTGAAACGTGAAAAGGCAGAACGTCCAAAAGGTTTTCCTGATTTTTGGGATGGTGATTATGATTATTTTCATTATCTGGATGAAGCAGAAGAATCCGGTCAGCATGCAGTTGTTATAAAAACCAGATCAAGAGGATTTAGTTGGAAAGGTGGATCTATGTGTGACCGTAATTATTATCTTATTCCAGGATCAAAGAGTTTCTGTTTCGCTGATGATAAGGAATATCTTATAGAAGATGGTATACTTACTAAGGCATGGGATATTATGGACCATATAGAAACATATACTCCATGGGGTAAGCGTAGACATAGACATGATTCAATTATGCATAAACGTTCTTCTTATTATCTGGAAAGAGGTGGGTTAAAGATAGAACGTGGATTTAAAAGTGAGATCATGGGTATAAGTACAAAAAATAATCCAAATAAAATAAGAGGAAAAAGAGGTAAACTTATTATTAATGAAGAATCTGGGAAAGATCCTCATTTACTTGTAAAGTGGAATATTGGATTAAAATCAATGCAGTTTGGTAATAAGACCTTTGGATTGATGCTCTCCTTTGGAACTGGAGGTACAGAAAGTTCTGATTTTATGGGACTTGAACAATTATATTATGAAGGTAGTGGATATAATGTTTATCTTATACCAAACAGATGGGATGAAAATGCAGGTAATACAAAGTGTGGTTATTTTTCATCTGTACTTATGAATTATCCAGGTACAATGGATAGAGATGGTAATAGTGATATGAAACTTGCAGAAAAGATAGTAGATGCTGGTAGAGATGAAGTAAGAAAAGGTACTAAGAATCCACAGGCTATTATACGTCATATCGCAGAAGAACCAAAAAATCCATCTGAAGCATGTATGCGTATAGGAGGTACGATATTTCCTATTAATGATCTTAAACAACAACTTGAAGAACTCCGTGCTTATCCGGAGAAATATGAAGAGACAGAATATATAGGATCATTCACTATTGATACAGAGACAGAGAAGGTAAAGTGGACTCCTGATCCTACCGCCAAACCTATAAGGATGTATCCGGCATCAGACAAGAAAGCAGAGATAGAAGGTTGTTGGGTTATATGGGAACATCCTGTTGCTAATTCAGATGGTGAGATACCTTATGGTATTTATATTGCAGGTAATGACACGTATGACCATGATGAGTCAACTACCGAATCTCTTGCCTCTACATTCATAATGAACCGGATTACTGAAAGGATAGTGGCAGAGTATACTGGCCGTCCCGTTACTGCAAAGATGTATTATGAACATTTAAGAAGGGGACTTATATATTATAATGCCAGATGTAACTATGAAAATAACTGGAAAGGTCTAATGTCCTACTTTGAATTCCGTAATTCTGCTTACCTGTTATGTGATACTCCCAAGATAGTATATGATAAGATATATGATAAGAGTGTATTGAATCGTGGTAAAGGTACTCCAGGTACTCTACCAGTGAATAAGTGGGCACTTGAACTCATACTTATATGGCTACTTAATCCTATCACACCAGGTAGCGAAATATTAAATCTTCACACTATAAGATCTATTCCTTTATTACAGGAACTCATATATTATTGGGAAGAAGGTAACTATGACCGTGTTAAGGCACTTGGTATGTTGATGATACTAAAAGAAGATCTGGCTAAATGGATACCAGATGAGCAACCAAGAAAGGTGACAGTAAGTCCATTCTTTGCACGTATGCCTATGTTTCAGGAGAAGATGAAAAGTATTACTGATCCATTTGAGAAACTAAATAGAATACGTGAATTAAAGAAACAATAGATTTAAGAATAATATTATAATTTTGTATAATTCTTACCAAATACTAAAATAAAATGGCAATATTTATTTCTCAGTTTCCTGCACAGAAGTTACCTATGCGAGAAAAAACCGAAGAATGGGGAATTAAATGTATTGAAGCTGCACTTACAATAACTACCAACGACACAAGTAAAATTCGGAAGTCTAAAGCAAATAAGAAGATAAACTATGATCTTGCCAATGGTATTATTGATGAGACAGATATAGAACGTGCATTTAATCCTATGGGAATAAAAGGAGTCAAGTTCCCTGCTAAGATCCAAAACTATCCTATTGAACTATCCAAGTTTAGTGTTCTTAAAGGAGAAGAGACAAAACGAAGATATGATTGGAGAGTAAGAGTGATCAATGAAGATGCAGTATCTGGCAAGTCAGAACAACTACGAAACCAGATATATAATCTTATTGTCTCTGAGATACAGAATCCAGACTATTCAGAAGAACAGGCAACAAGACGATTCCGTCAGTTAAAACATTACCAGGACTATGACTTTAATGATATGCATGAGAAGATGGCTACCAGTATACTATCTTATTACTGGTATACTCAAAAGATGCGTACCATATTCAGTGATGCATTCTGGGATGTTCTGGTAGCAGCAGAAGAGATATTTGGTGTGGATATAATACATAATGATCTTACAATAAGTAAACGTAATCCTCTTAATATATCTACATTCGGTTCTGGCGAGAGTTATAAGATAGAGGATTCAGATATGATTGTTGAGGATGGATTTAAAAGTGTAGGAAGTGTGATAGATGACTTCTGGGATGTGTTAACCCCGGAAGAAGTCGATACCATAGAGGAAGGGGGGAGGCTCAGTCGTAACGCAGCAACGATTGTCTTTGCCGGTCCTGAAGATGTACAGTCTCAGTCAAGAGTTGTTGATTATTCAAGTTCTCAGTTGATTCCAGTAGGAGGAAGAGGAGCATTATGGGGATATGGAGGAGCAAATGATGAGGATGGAAATGTAAGAGTTTCAAGAGTCGTCTGGCGTTCCAGGAGAAAAATTGGTGACCTGAAGTATTATGATAAAGAGGGAAATGAACAACATACTATTGTTGATGAGAACTTTCCACTCTGGCAGTTCAAGGATTATGGATGGAACATAGAATGGAACTGGATCAATGAATTCTGGCAGGGATATAAGATAGGACTGGATATCTATAAGAAGATAGAACCTCTTCCTCGTATTGGTACTTCGATGACCAATCCATCTAAATGTATACCGCCCTATGTAGGTACAGTATAT